TTGATGACCGACGCGATGTACGCGGCGGCTTGGGCCGGCATCATGCCCTGCAGCTTCTCGACCTCGTCGAGGTGCCGCGACAGGTAGGTCGTGATGCTGGGCCCGGCCTCCTCGGCGACGATGTACAGCAGGACCTGATCGTTGATGCCTTGGTTGTACACGATCTCCCCGGCCAGCTGCAGCTGGTCCGGCTTGATGCCCTGCTTCTTGGCGCGCGTGGCGTACTCCTGTGTGGCGGTCCGCAGCTCTCGGGCCGCCTCGTCGTGCTTCTCCTGCAGGGTCTGCTGCTGGGTCTGCTGCTGCTGCGTCTCTGCTGCGTCCCACTTGGCCCGCTCCACCAGCGCCGTCTCATAGGCGATGACCTCGTCGTTCGACGCCCACGGAGACGGCCGCGCTGGCACCTCGGGTGCGCCCTGCTGCGGCACACGCTGGCGTAGCTGCTCCAGCTCTTGGTTCAGGGCCCGCTCGCGCTCGCGGAATTTGGCCGTCTTGCGTGCGATGGTCTCGTCGAACACGCGCTGCTGCTGCGGGGTCAGCTTGACCTTGTCGGACTTCGCCCTGCCATCGGGTTCGCCCTCGTCGCCGTCGTCGGCGGTGCCGTCGTCGTCGTTGCTGGCGTCGTCGTTGCTGGCGTCGTCGTTGTCGCCGGCGTCTTGCGTGCCGTCATCGTTGTCGCCGGCGTCGTCCTCGTAGCTGATGCCGGTCGGCAGGCCTGTCTCGGCGTCGGTGATGTTCTGTTCTTCTCCCATGGTCTTGCTCCTGTTGCCGCGAATACGGTCGCGTACCGTGCCCCTGTGTGGGCGGTTATTAGGGTGTAGGTGCCGTCAGTAGCGCCGCCAAGTAGGCGGCTGTGCCTGCGGCCGGTGAGCCAGTCACGTCGGTGACGTACCCGCCCATATCGTATGCGGTCTGGTCGAGCGGCTGCTGGATCACGCGAACGCCTTCGTCGAGCGCGGACTGCGTCGGGCTGCCTGTCGCGGCCATGCCCGCCGTAGTGGCGGCACCGTACAGGCCGCGCATCGGCATGTCGAGCGCGTCAAACATGATACTGCTGCTGTTGCCGATGGTCTTGGCCGCGTTGCCGAAGCCCTCCGACAGGGCCGCACCGACCTCGTCGAGGATGCTGCGGGTGGTGTTGGCCGACTGCGCGATGGCCTCGCGCTGGCCGGCGTAGCGGCCCCGGCGTTGCTTGACACGCTGGTCGTATTCGCGCTGCTCTGGGGGTTTGCGATCCTCCTGCAGCACCAGCGGGGCCAGCGCGGTGGCCGTTGCGCCTGCGGCCAGCGTGCCCATCATGTCGGGCGTGGCGTTGCCGTAGATGCGGCGCAGCAGTGACTCGTTCACCACCCCCTGACTGAGTGCGGGGTTCCGTGAAAGCGCGTAGAAATCGGCACTGTCGCCGCTCAGCACGCGGCCGTTCTCGGCCATGAACGGGCGCACGTCCAGCGGGTTGTCGAACCGGCCCACACCCTCGCCCGGCAAACCGGCGCGGTAGGTTGGGTGGCCAGACTCGGCCAGCACGGGGCGGTCAGGGTCGATGCGGCCGATGTTGGTCATCTGCCCGGTGGGCGCGGTGTACTGCGCCGCGTCGGACGTAGCCGCGCGAGCCTCGGAGATGGACATGCCGCCGCGCACGTCGCGGAACTGCTTGTCTATCAGCCCCGCGATAGCCTTGCGTTGGTCGCCCCCGACGTCGCGGAACACGGCGCCGGCGGTGGGGTCCGCCACGCTGGTCCAGTTGGGTACCACCGTGCTTATGCCGGCGTCCAGCTTCTTGATGTTGGCTTTGCTCATGGTCGAGCGTGCGTAGTTAACCATCAGGTCCAGCGGCATGGTGGCGAAGTCGATGCCCGTCGGGGCCATGGCGTACGGCAGCAGGATGGGGCTCTCGCCGGTCTCGGCTTTCAGCGCGGCCGCTCGGCGTTGTAGCGGTGACACGACCGACAGGTCAGACGCCCACACCATGCCCTTGGACGGGTGGTCGAACATGAAGTCTCGGCCGCCGCGCAGATCCACCGAGTCTATCTCTTTGCCGTCGACCCCGACGATGCGCCCACCCGCAGCCGAGCGGTCTGACTGCGTCAGGATGTACGGCTGGCCCTCGAAATCCTGCAGGCTGAAGCGCCCGCCGGTATCCATCTCGCGCTGCTCGATCTCGGTCAGCATCGTCTCCGTGGCGTCCCGCAGGCCCGCGCGGGGTTTGCTGCCCCCGACGGCGCCGAGGAACCGCTCGTCGAGTATGCGCCGGGCCCCTGCGGTCAGCGGACCCGCCTCCACCACCGCCGGTGCGGCGGCCAGTGCGGTGCCGATACCGGCCAGTGCGGCTAGTGCTCGGGGGTCTGATCGTCCGTGCTGCTTTCGAAAAGCTGTATCGTACGCTTCAATGCGGCGACGAGCGTCGTTGAGGTGCTGTCTAGAGACTCCCGCGATGTCGGGGGCAGTTTCGGCGCCTTTCCATAGGTCTTGGGTCCAGTTGTAGGAGCCGGTTGGGTCGGCGCGTACCTCCGACGTCTCCCGTATTTTGCCCACACCGGGTTGGCTAGACGCCACTGGCGCGCTTCTTCCTCGAAGGACATATCGTTCCACCTCGTCTGCGAATTCGGGGGACACCTGCGCCCGGATGGCGTCAATGTCCAGCCCGTCTGGGACGGGTTTGTCCACGAAAAAACGGGATATCTTATCGACAAAGTCATTGTCAGACAAGCCGGACAGCGGCGTGCCTTCATCGTCGCGGAAGTTGACGAAGTCGACGGTATCTAGGTCGGTCCGGGTGTAGTCGGCGCCAGTGCCGCGGCGTAGCGCGGCCAGCTGCTCCGCGTTCAGCCCGCCCTCGGTCTTGACCCGCACGCCGGCAGGGCCATCACCCACGTCGCCGGGTTGCAGGCGCAGGAACGGCACCGCGTCCTGCTGCGTGACGTAGCCCAGCGACTTGCCGACCCGCTCTGCGGTCTCACGGTCGGGGGTGCGCACCACGATGTTCGGGTTGGCGTCGCCGCCCTCGTAGCCGCCGTAGCCCTGCCGGACCGTGGAGCCCTCGGCGCCCATGGCGCGCATGTCGTTGCGCCCGGTCAGCAGCTTGGTCACGTCGTCGGTGTAGCGCGCGACCAGTCCGGGGTTGGTCTTGGCCTTCTTAGCCAGCCACTGCCCCATCTCGGTTTCGGTCGACGGCAGCACCTCGGCGGTGACCATCCACGGGTCCCTTGGCAGGGCCTGCTCGTCGGCCAGCATGCGGCGCGCACCAGCGGCGCCGTCACGCGACAGCAGCTCAACCGGGGTGCTAGGCTGCAGGTTCACCGCCATGCCCATCGACGGGCGGTGGAAGCCCTTGAAGCCGGCTGCCTTGATGCGTGCCTCGTGGTCGGGGCCCTTCAGGTTCAGCGGGTCCGCGTCGAGGTTGTACATGCCGTCCAGCCGGCCGCGGTACACTTGCGCGCCACCCACCATGGACTCGCTCTTGGGGACGGGGGTGTCGGTCACCGGGTAGAAGTAGCTGCGGTCGCGCGCGGCCGGGTCTCCGGCCTCAACGCGGCCGCGTTCAGCGCCCCGTCGCGCCGACGTGCCGGTGCCGTACTTGGCCCCGTCCAGCTCACGCAGCGGCGTGTCGGTGTTGTTGGAGTAGTGTACGCCCTCGATGGTCTCCGCCGCCGCAGCCTGCCGCTCCTCCCACTGTCTGGCCAGCCACTCGCTGGCCTCGTTGACGGCGTCCTTGAGTGCTTTGCCGCCGACCTTGGCCCCCTTGATTGCTGCGCGCGTTGCTGCCATCGGTTAGCCCCCCTGCTGCAGGCGGGTGAGTAGGTCCTGCAGCCCGGAGGCCACCGAGTCGTTGTCCATGTCCTGCGCCTCGGCCTCGGCCAGCGTCTTGCTGGCTGCGGCTTGGTCCTTCGCGATGGTGGCCTGCGCCTTTGCCAGCTCGATCTGCAGCGCCAGCCGGTCGTTCTGGGCCTTCATCGTGTCCAGCTGCATCTGCTGGTTCTTGATGTCGGTCTCGAACTGGAAGCGCGCGCCCTCGAGCTGCATGGTCTGCTGCTTGTGCATGGCGTCCGCCTGCGCGACCTGCTGCTTGAGCTGGACCGAGGCCTGCTCGGCCTGCGCCTTCAGCTCCTCGGCCTTGGCGAGCACCATGTTCGGGTCCTCCTGCTGCGGCTGCTGCTGCATCTCCTGCAGCTGGGCCTGTTCCTCGTCGGTCAGCTGCGACATAGGGATGGCGCCGGCCTTGAACAGCTGCTCGCGCTTGCGTGCGGCCAGCTGGTCCATGCCGGGTGCCGCGATATTGGCCAGCAGGATGTCGCCGCCCATCTGGATGACGGTCGGGTCTACTGCGCCGATCTCGGTCACGGCCCGGACCGTCTGGCTCTGGCGTGATTTGAAGCTGGGGCCTGACTCGCACACGACGTCGTAGGTGCCTATGGTGAGGTCGTACAGGGTGTGCTGCTGCCCGTCCGCGCCTTGGACCGTCTCGCCGATGGTGATCATGTCCTGCGTGCCGTCCTCGTGCAGCAGGCGGACCTGCCGGCCGGGGTCGTACACGCGCGGGATTGTGTTCACCAGAATGCGGCCGATGTGGGCCTGCACCAGCTCACGCACCAGCAGGTACTTGTTGTCGCCGACCGCGCCGCGGTCCTGCAGCGCCTCTATGGCCTTGCCAGACTGTAGCCCGGGGTTCTCGCCCATGGTGGCCGCGAACTTGCCCGCCACCTCGCCGAGGATCTGCTGCATGGCGGTGGTGATGTTGCGGAGCCCGGGGTTGACCTGCGCGCCGCCTGACTGCTGCGGTGGGCCGGGCACATCCGGGTCGTTGTTGTAGGTCGCTATGGGGTCAGCCGACGTGTTCAGCGTGGCCAGCTCGGCCTCGTGGCCGGCCTTCTGCACCTCGGTCATCCAGTACTTGGCGCGCGGCGCCAGTGCGCCCTCCTCGATCTCGCGCGACATCGCGTAGTTGAGCACCCGCTGCGGGTCCATCAGCTTTTCGACGACGCCGTGGTACAGCACCTTGTCCTCGTACACCTCGAAGTTGGCGTACATCGGTATGACGGGCAGCCAGTTGTGGAACACGGTCTCCCGCGGTTCGGTCAGCCAGCCGTGCTCGCTGAACAGCCGCGAGTAGGCGACCTTGAGCAGGCGGTTCCGCTTGGCTATCGGCTCGATCCCGGTAGCCGCCAGCTCTGGCAGCGTCGCGAGGAACGCATCGTCCTCGACGAACACGGCGCCGTTCGACATCTTGACCAGCGTCCGGGTCACCGGCTTCAGGCAGAAGAACTCGCCGACCATGATCAGGTCGACGCGGTTGTAGTAGGCCGACGTCTCGCGGTCACTGGAGACGCTCGCGACGGGCTGGTCCGGGAACCGCGCCTCGAACTCCTCCTCGGTCATGCCGTTGAGCACCCAGCAGTAGTCGGCGTCGCTGGCGTCGGGCTCCTCGTGCGGGCCCCACCAGACGCGGTCGACCGCGTTGGGTATGCGCTTGACCAGCAGGTCCTGATCGAAGCTGTCACCGTCGACGTACTGCTGGATCACACGCAGCGCGTCGAAGCCGCCCTTGACCACCGAGCGCATCGCGCGGTTGTACTGGGGCTGGGCCTTGGATTGGTTCTCGATGTTGCGGATCAGGCCCTCGTAGGCCTCGGCGTTCTCTTTGCTGGCTTGGCCGCCTGCCGGGCTGACCCGGGACCCGAAGTCCATGCGCTCTATGTCGCCGGCCACTTGGTCTATGAACGGGCTGGTCAGGTCGATGGTGTACCGCGGCCGGTCCACGAACGCCGAGGCCACGCTGTCCTCCCACTGGCCGTCCCGCTTGCTCACGAAGTGGTGCGCCTCGCGCACGGCCTCGCGGTTATCGTTGTCCGCGTCCTGCGCTGACTGCAGCTGCCTCAGGCACCAGTCGTGGCTGTCGAAGCCCGTGTCTTGGTCGTCCTTGGTGTCGGTCGGCTTGCTGTTCTCGTAGCCGCTCTCGTCGTCGTCGTAAGTGATCTCGGCCATCAGCGGCTACCCCATCCTGCGAATTTGATTGTGACACCCTTCTTGGCCCTCTGGACCGGCTGCACGCGCGACATCACGAGGACGTCGTTGCAGTTGGGTGATGGTAGGTTGTACGGCGCCTTGGCCAGCTCCTGCTTGCTCATGATCTGGATCTTTCCCGCCGCGTTCGGCTTGCGTGCAATCTTGCAGACCTCGGTCCGCAGCTGGTCGATGTTCCCCATGTCGGAGGATAGACTGATCAGCAGCCCCGGGTCAACGTACTCCCCCTTCACGACCGCCCGGTGTGTGGCCGCGAACGCGTCCCGCAGGCGGATGTGGTACTGGGCTCGCTTGTTCAGGTACACGTCGCGGTTGCGCTTGCGCTTGACGCCCGGCCGCTGCTCGCGGTCACCGTCGTACGCCTGCTCCGGGTCGTCGCAGGTCTCGCTGCCCCGGAACATCACCGGCTCGCAGTGCTTGCCGTCCAGCGCGGTGGTGATCTGCCGCTTCAGGCTGAGCCCGAGCCCGTCACCGTCCCACACGAACTGGTCGCACCGCTCGTCGAGCGCCAGCTGCAGGGCCCAGTCGGTCCCGTCAGCCACGTCTCCGTCGTCCTTGACCGCCAGCAGGGTGTACACGATTCCGTGCCGTATGGTCAGCGCCTTGTCATCCTCGCCCTCGTCCGACGGGTCGTACGCCGCGACCTTGGCCCCCTCCGGCTTGATGCCCAGCCTGATGTGCGCGTCGATAGCCGCGTCGAAGTGCTCGACCGGGATCAGGGCGTTGCGGATGCTGTCATCGAAGCCACCCAGCCAGATGTGCCGGTACTCCTCGGCCGGGAGGTGGACCTGATCGTGCGCCCGCTCGGCCTCCAGCTCTTGGTGCCACGGGTTGTCGTTGTAGTCCATCCAGACGATCAGATGCAGCTCGTCCTCGTAGACCCGGGCCTTGGTCAGCTGCCGCATGTACGGCAGCAGGAACCGCTGGGACATCGGGTCCGCGCTCGAGCCGGGGTTCATGGTGAACCACAGCTCCGAGCCGGGCTCCCGGATCGTAGGCGTCAGCTTCTTGAGCGACTTGGCCGACAGCGTCTGCGCCTCCTCGGCCCAGCTGTCCTTGAATCCGTACACCGACTTGACCGCGTCGGGGTTGCGGGCCAGCCCGCGATACTTGAACACGTCGTCGCCGTTCAGCTTGATGGCCTTCTCGGTCGCCACGAAGTTGCTCCAGCCGTGGGCCTCGATCCGGGCCTTCAGCAGCGCGTGCACGCTGTCCTCGATACTGTTCTGCAGCTCGCGCAGGCAGAGCGTCTTGGTTCCGTAGTCCTTGGCCTTGGCGGCCCGGATGGAGCCGACACCGATCGACTTGCCCGAGCCGCGGCCACCGACCAGAACCTTGAAGCGCTTGCTGGTGGTCAGCAGGGGCTCCATGGCGGCCGGTAGCCTGACGTCGGGGTCGGTGCTGGCCACCTCGACGTACACGCCGCCCTGCTCCTGCAGGCAGGCGACCAGCTGGCCGCCGTAGGTGCCGTTCGGCTCGTACAGTCCGTATACGGTCTTGCGCTTCTGGCGCCGGGCTCGCTTCTCGAGGATAGCGGCCGCGACCAGCTCCTTCTGCCTCCGATCCACTACGCCGTCACGCTCGCGATGATGGCGTCCAGCTCCGCGTCGGGCAGCCCGCTCACGTCGATGGTGTGGTTCGCGCTGGACTTCTCGTTGAAGGCCTGCACGTCAACGTGCTTGCCGATCAGCTCCAGCCCCTTGGCCGCGCCGGCCGGGTTCCACTGCTCGTCGGACATGCACTTCTTGTGCAGCTTCTTGGCTTGGCGCAGGACGTAGTTGGCGTCGATCTCGACCCGGGCCATGCGCTTAGCCTTCAGCGCGTTGATCCGGGCCATGATGTATGGTTTCGCCAAGGTTTCCGCTGCGAGTTGTCTAGCCGTTTTCTGGCTGTAGCCGGCCCGCATTGCCGCCTGCGTCGCGTTCAGGTCGACCAGATACTCGTGGCAGAACATCTCCTGCTTGGCGGTCAGCTTAGCCGTGTGCGTTTTTACTGCCATTCTGGCGCGCTCCTCTGCGTTTCTCC